TATCAAGTGGTGAATTGTAACCGTAGTATAAAAACCTACCTTCCTGCTCGTATGCTTTCAATGACTTACCGATTTTAGCGGTTACTTTAAACTCATGGTCATGCAATAGGAAAGGGTCAGCGTTTTCCTGTAACGATTTCTTAAATACATTGCTTAAATGGACATCGTCATGACTATCCATGTAGTTGTATGTGTTCGCTATGATAGTACGATAAACAGCGTCATCAGTATCAAGAGGCAAATTCCTTTCCATTAAGGCTTTGTTAGGCTCATCGTCCTTTAACGCTCCTAAAATAGGGCTTAACGTTGGTGAGTCCGTGAACTTAACAGCCCCTTTTTTCAATAGTATTGCCTCTTCTTTGTCCCTTGTTACTTGCTTGATCGCTGAATTTCTTTTATCGCTCATTTTTTTACCAGTTTTTTATCGTTTAAACTCTTCTTTTTATCTTCCAACATCTTTTTAATGTCGGTTAATGCTTTACCTTTTATAGTTTTAATCTTCGTTTCCATCTTCTTCTGTTGTTGTTGGTGCTGTTTCTTCTGTTGTGGTTTGTAGTTCTTCCACTCGTTCTGGGTCTAATTCAATATGATAGTCTTTACCTGACACCATGTTAATGTGATTTAAGCAATCCTTTTGAAACTGGTTTAAAAATAGCTCAACATTTGGCATTACTGCACCAGTATAAAAAACCCTGTCAGCTTCTACATAGTTAGCGTATTGTGAACTTTGATAGTCTCCAAACTTTTGGGAGGGTAAATTCAACGCCCTGCATACTGAACGAATGTGAGGCAATTGCATTTCAATTACTTTCATGTCGTTAGCGTTCATACCTAACTGTGTGAAATCAACAGCCTGCTCCACTACCTCAACCTTATTAAACTTGTCAGCACCACCAGTAAGACCTACAAACGCCTTTCGTACTACCTCCATAACACCTTTCGAGAAACCAAGTGCGCCAGCGTCACCGCTTGAAGCTTTTGGACTAAGCAAACCACTAATACCTCTATTTTCAAGCATTGCTTTTTCGGCTGTTGCTCTGTTGTTTGAGGCGTTAACAACCTCCCAAACAGCTTGTAAAGGGCTTAAACCTAGTTGATTGTCTTGTAGTGTTGAAGGGTCGTAGTATTCTAATGTTATTAGTTCTGATGGAAAGTACTTGTATTGTTTAACGCCATCATTAAACGTATAAAAAGGTACGCTTTCAAAATATCCCACCCTTTCCTGTGAAGGTGTAACTGCCTGAGTTGGTAACGCCCAGAGCTCAGTGGTTTCAAGCCCTATAGATTCCGATTCCTTTAAAACGTGTGACTTACCATGCAGAAACAAGTTAACAAATAGTTGATACATTGCCTCGTTCTTTCCTTGCTTAGTATTCCAATTACCAAAGTAAAGTTTATAAACAGGGTCGTTAATATCAGTCACAATATTGTCACCATCCATTAACACAGTAGGAAACACAGAACAAGCCCTAGCAAGTGTCGAAACGCAAGCGTAAACTAATTCATTTCCTAGAAAACCCTCTTTAACTATTTCGTCAGCTGTTGCTCGGTTGAAATTATAAGCTGTGTTGACGTTCCACCAATCAGGAACAATATTTTTTTTAGTACTGAATACACTCATGCCTATAAAAGTAATATAAATTTTTAAGAGTTTTTGTAACGATAGAATTTTTCCGTATAACGAAGCGGATCAAGTAGGTGGTTTTCGCTATCAATTGGAACTTCTCCCGTCTTATCAAGCCAAACATAATTACTTAGCTCTCGAATTAAATTGAGGCTGTTAGGGGTTACTTTAAACGTCCAGTTCTGTAAGTGTCTAATACCTATTACAATTTTCTCTTTACCTAGCCCCATAACATTGAACCCGTCATTTTTAATACCTCTTATTTGTGTAGGGTCTGCACTATCAGCTAAAATAAGGCTGTCTTTGTTGGGCATCTTAGCGTTTAGTAGTGTGATAATGTCATTAGGGCTTAAATTGCTTTTGTATATTTCCTCATGTAGGTAAATGGTCATGGTTTTTTTATCAAAGCCGACCTTTAATAGTGTAAACGGGTCTTTGAATCCGAAATCCATGCCGTACATGATAGGAATTGTTTCGTCAAAGTCTCCCAGTTTCCAGTTCTGAAAGATAACACCATCAACAAAGCCCTCTTGACCTAAAGCATAAACCCTGTGTTTATTAGCCCAATACTCGTTAATAACATCACCCTCTTTATTATAGCCCTTTTCGTAATAGCGCTCAATCTCAAATACTTCTTCTTCGCTTAGATACTCGTTATCCTTGTAGGTTAAAATAATAAAGTCAGCATCTGGTCGCGGGATTATTTCTTCATGTACCCAAAATTTAGTATTAGGATTATAATCAATTATAACCTGCTTTGCTCTTGATGTTAATTCCCTGTAGGTTTCAAACTTAATCTTGTTACCCTCATTTACAAACATCACATCACACCGAAGACCCTTACCCATATCCTCCTTATCTAATCCAATGAATTTAATAAATGAGCCGTTTGGAAAATTGTATAGTGTACCACCTAGAAACAAATTAGGGTCAAACACCTCAAAGCCTTTCATTATATTCTTAAAGTCCTTGATAACTGTTAACCTCATTTTGGTTAGTTCGTCACTGGCTACAAATATTTCCCTATTTTCTTGACTTGATGCATGGTTAATCAATAGCATCAAAATGGAATAAGTTTTTGACGCTCCTTGACCTCCTTGAATTACTTTGATTTTCTTTTTTAATCCTGCTATTTTACGAAGGGCTGTTGTCGTCTTCATTGTTTAACGGGTCAATGTTTAAAAGTGGTGCGTTTAGTGATTTACCGCCTGTTGTTACATCTTGCTGTAGTCTATCAGTCCAACCGTGATTGCTCTTTAAATTCATTATACCTGCACCTGTATTGATGTTTTCCTTTTTTATGTTCGTAAAACAGTTAGCTTCGCAATTCCTTTTCATCCTATTTTTGAACCTTTTTAATTCGGGAAACTTCTCTACTAAATAATCAAATACATCAATATAGCTATCTAAATCTTTTGCAATTTCACCAATAAAATCATAGTCTGTATTCTTTGATAATTCAACCGCATCAGTGAATAGCTTAGTAGCTTTTTCAATCGTCCACTTTTCGGCGTTGGTGTTGCCCTCCATGCTTTCACTTATCTTTTCGTTTTTTGTTGCCATACATAAAGGTAATGAAATATTATTAATTCAATTCACCAAGCTTTCAAAGGATAGAAAAACCACTGCCACCATTTCCTCTTTAGTTTCTTAGGTTCCTTTTCGGGGTCGTAAATCTCTTTAACTATTATTTGGTCAATAGGTCGCCACTTGCCGCCATCTTTAACATGAAGCACCCACCCATATTTATTCTTAATGTATTTAATATTGTCGTAAAAGTTTTCCATAAGTTTATTTATTTTTTTAATTCAATTCAGCTAATTCAGTACACGCGTAAAAATCGCCAAAATTCACAACCAGTACACAGTCTTCTAACTGGTTAAGTATTTCCCTTGCTTTACTTAGGTTAATTTGTAGCTCATTGCTTACCCTTTGAACGGTTACAGCTGGTGTATGTTTTACGATGCCTATACACTCGGCAAATAAGTCTTTGTCTAGCATATTGTAAGTTAATCAATTAGAGCTTTGCCAGCAAACCCGATTTTATTAAAAGCGTCAACAAGCTTAACGATTGAGACTGTACCGCCTACAGCAAATATAGTCGCGCCAAACACCGCAGCTCCCGCGCTACCATTTGACCTTGCAAATACTATTGAGCCGACAACCGAACAAGTGGACATCCAAGCAAGCGCTTGAATCCGTGACTTCCTCGCTCCAATTAAAAACTGACCTGATTTTATTTGCTTATCCCTTATCGATTTTAATTCTGCTTGTACATCTATAACCACCAACGATTTTACAGCCTGTACGGCTTTTGCTGTGTCTTTTGATGGTGTAACAACAAGTTTATACTTTCCATTCACCACTTCATTCTTTGTAGTGTCAATAACAGCCTTTCGCCCCTTATCCCTTGCATGATTGAAAGTGCTTTGTTTTTGTTGCCCGCTTGCTGTGATTGATAATAAAACCAGCATTGTTAATGTAATTGTTTTCATGTTTTTAAAAGTTTAACTGTTAGTATTAATATAAAGATTATTAGCGTATGGTTTGTAAGTATTCCCGTTGCTATATTCATTCGATCCTTTCCCCGCAATCGATACAGCGGTTTTTTTTAATTTCTATGTCTTCCCTGTCATAGACTATACAAGTACATTCGTTTTCGTTCATTTGTTTATTTTTTATTAGTTAATAATTAAAACTCTCCAACGTCCTCTTTTGATTGTTAACACACAATACTCTTGCCTACTGTGCCAACCTCAAGCAATTTGTTTAGCTTATTAGCTTCAAAGCGTTCTGCTCCACGTCTAAAAAATCCTTTAGCGTTGGAGAGTTTATTTTTTAAATTAATAGCTCACCATTCTACCTTTTTTATCTATGTTTTCTGTAAAACCTATCACCTCCTTGTCAGCTGGTTGTTTAGGTTTATTAATCCAATGTGTGATAGTACTCTTTAAATCATGCCTCCAATACTCAATAATAATTAAATTACCTAGCACATTGAACGCCAACACACTTTGTTTCCATTCGGGCTGCTTGTCTGTTATCTTATTCCATTCTAGGGTCATTGGTTTTGGTTTTTGGTTAATGTTTTAATAATCTTATTAAAAAAAGCATCCATTTTTTGAGCTAACTCAATAAGCCGTAAATAAAAACCGCCTAACAATGTTAAAGAATTATTTTTTTTAGCTTTTCTAAGTTGTTCCGTTATAGTGTCGTGCTCCTTTTCCATCACTTATTGTTTTTTGGTTAAATCTTCAAGCCATTTCTGAACCGTTCCCAAAGAATCTATATTGCTCCTTGTTGCATTTCCTAATTGCCATATAGCCCAAAGAGCATAAATTATTGCAGTCCATTGTAAAATTTCATTTAATACTTCCATCACTTTTATTTTTTAGTTAACAATTCTTCTAATTCATCCCACACGAAGTCTACGCAGTCACTCTTACGCCTACGCTCATTATCCATCTCTCTAAGTATGTCTTTTTTAGTCTGTTCCTGC